CTCAAACGAGCTGGGAATTTATTTTAATTCGCCCCAGTGAGGTCGCTTCGTTACTCGCGGTGACGCAGTCCCACATAACGATTTCTGAGCTTTAGGATGCGAACCCTACAGCCCACCACGGAGATCTCCATTTGAGTTTGGACGTCCAGCAACTCATCGCTAGTCCAAGGTGTCTTAGCCTTGCCTTGTCGATTGAATCGCCTATCGCGCCCACCAAGGTCCAGCTTGGTCGTGGCAAACCATGTTTCCATGGATGCCAGTTCAGCTTGCGAGAACCCAAAAGCAAGCCACACTCCAAGCCGGAACCTAACAGGGTCAACGTCACGGGCGTGCCGAACACCACCCAAGTTCTCATCATGCATCTTGAATGCGTCAAGGAACGAAGGATTTAAGTGTCGCACAAGGTCCAAGTTGATCAACTTCTTGGTGCCGCTAATGCCCATAAGGAATTGCGACAACTGATCAAAGAATGGCAAAGCGCCAAACATAACATGGTACATATACCCGAGGGTGTAATAGTAATGGCCGACCGATTTCTCAAAGTCGGAATTGATTAAGGTGCCTAAATTGTTGCAAAGCTTCTTGATGTCCGGGCAAAGAACAAACTTGCCCGAAGCATATTCAACAAATTTAGCAGAGCAGAACTCTACCGCGTTACTATCAACAAATTCCAACTTGGCATCCAAGCCAAATTCAGAAAAAGTGTTGACATAGTCGACGCGGTGGTTCGGGACTGCCAGACACGAATCATCACCATCCACGCAAAAGTTCTTTGGTGGCAGCATGTTTTTAATTTCAAAATAACGACAAGCAACGTAGTTTATTATGGTGTTAAAGAGTCCGGTATCCATATCACCAGAACCCCTACACGCATAAAAATCAAATTTCACACCATTGCCAGTCACACCACGCTTGCACATCTTAATCTCAAAACAGAGTTCAACGATGGCATAAGCGTCAGGGTGGAGCATGCGCTTCCACAACCCAAGCTCAACATCACGCAACAATTTCTCACGTTGCGTGGACTCAAACTTACTGTAATCATTAGCCAGAAAACGATAGTTGCCATAGTACGGTTCAATCCATGCTCCGCGGGCAAAGTAATCTTTGCCTTTGGCGAAGCATGGCAACTTGGCCATCAATTTTTCCAGAGGTAGAATGAATCTACCATACAGTAGGTTGAACACGGGATCACGTCCCATAATAGCTCGGGGTGGTTTCATCTCAGCATATTTTTCATTCTTAATAAAACAACTAATG